TTTTCCTCACATTATTCTTTGCCCTATTTGTTTATAGGGTGCAGTTTTTTATAGTGCAGAAAATTTTCCTCACATTAT